CTGTTTTACGCATATCAACTGGTGATAGGTCTTGTACCACTAGGTCGATTGCTCCCTTCTTACCGAAGTAACAGTTTAACCACTTAACTACTGCTCCAGACATGTCTGTAGAGTAAATTAGTCGTCCTGCTGCTGTAACTGTAAGAGTGTCAGTTGCTGCTGTATAAGTAGCAACAACTTGTGCGTTAGTTAGGATTGCTCGGTTTGCTGCTGATAGCTCGATGTAAGAAGTAGCACTTGGTGTACCTGTTCCGTTGATCATGTCAGCCATGATAGCTCCTTGTGCGTCTGCTGAACCAGCGATGTCAAATTCACCTGCTGTTGATGGAGTTGCTTTCGCTGTGAAAGTCACACCTAGTATAGTTACAACTTCGTCAGCTGTAGCTACATCAACAACTTGAGTTACTTCACCTTGTAGGTTTTCTGAAACATACATTACTGCGTTTCGGACAACACCTGCGTATCCGTTCTTGAATACTGAACCTGCGATGTCGATGTCCTTGCCCATCAAGTACTGTTCGATGTCTGCTGCCAAGTAAGAGTCAACTACCAACGCCATGTTTGTAGATACTTCTTGGTTTTCTGCGTATCGTAGCTTCGCTGCCATACGTGTAGTCATCTGCGGGATAGTTGTTGCAGATGGTGTGATTGGAGTTCCTGATGAGCTTAGAGTTGTAAGGTCACCTGTATCGAAGGTGTTTGCTGCGTTTCGTACTTCAGAGAATACTTGGTAGTCAAGGTTCTGAGATACTTTATGAGCAATTTTCCCACCGATAACTTCACCTGGGTTCAATGGCCCTGCTTGTGTTACTTCTCCATCTGAGATGTGGAACACTGCTTCTTTCTCAATATTTACAGTTAAGAGTTCTGAACTATCAGTTACAGTATCAATTGTTGATGCTGCTCCTCTAGTCACGTCTCGTACTACAACACCTGAGATGTCGTATGCTACTCGTTCAATAGTTTCTCCGAATCGGAGTGTAGACTTGAAACGTGTGTTTGCGATTTGACTAGACACTAGAGTCTTTTGGAAAAGCTCTTGGTATGAGTTATCAAATTCTGGTCGAAAGTCTGTTAAAGACATGGTTATTTAGGGTTATTTGTGTAACCCCCGCCTCTTATAGGTTTAGCCGTGATGGAAGGTCAGCATTATACTGAGCTCTCATGTCTGGGTCTGCCAGTACTTCTCGTTTGTATACAGGGTCTGACGCTGCTCGTGCAAGGTCAACCTTTGTATCGTTGGCACCACCACGAGGTGTAGTGGTTTCCGTGGTGCGCTTACCAGGGATTGCGTTGCCATACGCTTCTTCTAGGAGTTCTGGGAATGTTTTAGCTTTATTAGCTGGGTTTAATGCCATCTGCTTAACCACATCTAGGTTGGCGATGTTCTTAAATTCGGGAGCATCATCCAACGCTTTGTTTAAAGCTGAACTAAGCGCAACATCTTGTTTTGCTCGTTTCTCAGACTCTTCGATTTTTGCAAGCTTGTCAGCAAGTACTTTCACATCAGGGTCTTTATCGGTTGCAGATACAGAACTGTCTGCATCTTTCTCTGACTTCATTTCCGCTAATTCGGCTTCGAGGGCCTTACGTCTAGTTATCTCCTTGTCTAGTCGTGCTTTTGGAATGTTGTCTGCAACTTTATCTTCCTGCTGTGTGTCCTCATCCTGAAAGTCACCTGCTGTAACCTCAGTTTCTTGCTCATCATTTACAGTTTCTTCTGACTGAATTACCTCTTCAGCGGGAGTAGTAGTGTCGTTAGACATATATAAATCCTAGGTTTTGCCTCCATAGTAGAGTAGGGATGTTACCGCTTCCTAACCGTGGCTATATTATACCACGCTGTATTACACGATAATGGAATCTGTGCCCTCTCTAAGCGGGCGGGGAGATTGCTTAGAGAGGATACACAACCCACTATTGTGAGAGTGCTTCTGCTAGTTGTTCTTCAAGTTGTGTTTCGTATTCTTCTGCGATTGATAACCTTTTCACTAAACCTAAGTTTGCGTCTATGTCTGCTACATAGGCTTGAAACTGTTGTAAAGTTAAAGTGGCTCGTCCTGCTCTCATTTTCTGCAATGCACTGACTGATAGTTGTAGACAATTTGCGATTAGCTGTTTACCTCCTTCTGAGTTAGCTAATGCTGATAGGTCGTGGTTGTCATCCATCTCTGTGGCAATGTCGATAGCAATGTCAGAGCCTCCTTGCTTTACTACGTTATCCTTGAAGCTCATCCTGGTCGATAGTTACGGCTTTGTCACTCCTTACGAAACCTCCAACTTTGTAGATAACATCAGAAAGTTTTTCATACTCGTCTAGTTGTTCTTCTACTTCTTTAAGTTTTGCTTCTGAGTCCTCAGCTACAACTCGGTTTTCTTCGTACATCCAAACGTGGTGTGTCTGCTCTAAACTAAGGTCTTCAATAAATGGATGGTTAGATGTGATGTTGTCACATGTTGCCTTACATAAATTCATTTGACTTGTGATTTCTTTTTGCAGTCGTTCCATTTCTTTTACTGCTGACTCTATGTCTGCTAGAGTAAACTCGTTTTTCATATTGCTCCGTTCAATAATAGAAAATCGGAAGTCTTCCTCGTTTACTTCTTTTACTTCAAAGTCTTTTGGGTTATATCTTTTACCTGACATTTTGTTGTATTACATCTTGTAATGGTTGTGCGGGACCTGGTTGACGTAATTGAGCTGGTTTCTGTGCTCCCCCGCCTGCTAGTGCCGCCTCTTGCTCTTTCCTAGCTTGTTCTTGTGCAGCTCGTGCTGTGTTAGAAACAATTACTTGGTCGAGACTTGTGATGTATTGTAGCATGGCAAATGACTGCTCTTCGTTCATATCTTCTTCGTGGTCTTGCATGTAGTAAACCATTCGTTGCTTGTATGCAGCGTTAGCTAATCGGTTAGGCTGGATACGTTTTCCATCTAAGATAGACTCGATATCTCGCTCTGCTTCGGTCATAGTTTTAGCATCTCCAAACTGGTCTACATCTAATAGTTGTCGAATGGTATCTTTGTCTTCTCCCGCCATAAAGCCTAGACGCTCCACTACGACCTTTTGATTTACTAAACCTTGCTGTCCTAGCATTGCTGAGTAGAAAGCAGCTCCTGACCGCTTACGTTGCTCTGAGAGGGCAAGCTCTGCATTACTCTGTTCTGTCATTACTGCAAACTCGTCATTCTTTCGGAAGATGTCACCTCGTTTAATTTCAGATGTTTCAATTCCTTCTGGACCAATAATATCTACAGCTACTTTTTTAGTTAGGTGTTCTCTTACTCCCTTTTCCCATAGTTGGGCAAACCTCTTATATCCAAATGAGTATGACTTATTAAATAGGCCAAATCTATCCGCTACGTTTTGCTGGTTTCCTTCGTAGATGGTTGCTCGTCCGTCCGTGTCTTCTACTCCTTTTGCCCCTGCGGTTACACCTGATGCAGCAGACTTAATTGTTTCTAGTGTCTTAAACACTTCAATAGGTGTGCTGATGCTTGGAGTTTCCAATATCTTTACTGCATTAGCAGCCATGCCTCCGTTAGCTTTAATGAAGCCATCTTTTCGATACTTTAGTTCAGCTAGGTTTGGTACGGCAGATGTATCAACTACTCGTTGTGGTTTGTTTACTCGTTCTGCGTTGTCTAGCATTTGGTTAATAGACACGGCTTGAGCCATGATTATCTCGCGCACGTAGTCACACGGTGAAGGAACCCAAAACTCAGTAAGGTCTGGGTATGCAGAAAATGTCCAGAATGGGAACATCTCACTTTCAAATATTTCTTTAAGAGGTTCAACTCGGATTGCTTTTCCTCCTGATTCAGTTAAGAGTAGGTAGTATCGCTGTCCTTCAAATGTCGTATACCATTCCCAAAACACAAACTTGTCTTTAGACTCGATATTTTTTTGAGCTCTGTCATGTCCGTTAGCATAGATACGGTTGTCCTTGTTTGTCTTTTCTGGACTAGATTCTGTTGAGTTACCGCCTCCAGCAATAAGTTCTTTTACCTCTGTTTGGATGTAGGCTTTGTCTCCCTTCATTTCGTTCACATCCTTCACTACACCATAGCGCCCCATGTAACGTGCTTGTTCCATATCAATGCCTCCTGCATCAGGGTCAATCAAAAAGTCATATACATCTACGTTGTCTAGGTGTGGCTGGTAGCCTTGTCTGTCTGATGAAGCAGCATAACTGTATACAGCTCGTCCGTATATAATACATTGCTTCTTTCCAACAATGTCCTTTATGTCCCAGTTGTTTCTGTCTCCGTCAAAGTCCTTTAGGGCGTTAAGTCTTTCAACTCGTGGTCCTTGAGACTGCTTTCGTTTGACAAACTTAAATGTCAGAGGGCTGTCAATTTTAGACAACAAAGTATGCACATGCTCTTGCATCTGTCCTAAATCTACGTTTGCTCGTGAGTCTTCGCTTTTAACCTTCTTTCCATAGTACAGGTCTTCGTTCTTTTCCCAAGACTTATTTACTCTTCCTTGCTTGTAACGCCTAGAGTGAGTTATCTCCTCTAATGCTTGCGCAACAATCTTAGTTCTGATTTCTTTTTTAATGATTTTAGCCATAACAGTACCCCACCGCTGACAAATTGATTGAATATGTACAAATTATACCACGTTAGATACCAATATCGCTGAACAATGGCTCTTCTTCTATAAAATCATCAAAGGTTTCGGTGTATTGTGCGTACTTACGCATCTGCCAACCAATAACTACAGCCATTAAGAGGTCAAAGTGACGAGTAACCATCCCTACTTTAGTGTCTTGC